ACCACCTGCTTCTGCAGCGCCGCATTCGCCTTGAGCTGGTCGATCTGCGCCTTGAGGTCCGACTCCTTGGCGCGCATCGTCACGTCCACCTGCTTGATCTGGCCGTCCTGCTGCAACTTGGCGGCGTCGAGCTGCAGGCGCTGCTGGTCGAGCTGCAGCTTGGCCTGCTCAATCTGGCCCCTCATCTGCATCTCCAGCATCTTCGGGTCCGGCGGCGGTGGCGGTGGCGGCGGCATCTGCGCCGGATCGGCGAAGTACAGCGACGGGTCCTTGAGGCCCAGCACCTCGCACAGTTCAGCCGCGGTGCGGTACAGGTGCTGCGGCGTGATGAGCTGGCCCATCGCGCCGAACTGCAGGTAGGCATTCTGCAGCGCCATCACCTGCTGTAACGCGGCCTGCCGCTGCACCTTGCTGGTGTTGCCCACGCCGATGGTGACGCGCAGGTTCTCGCGCTGCCGCCATTCGGATGGGTTCACCGGCACCCACTGGTTGCGCAGCTTGACGACCTCGGCCCGCTTCTGGTTGGTCGAGAGCAGTTTGTGGACGCGCAGGAACAGCGCCTTGACGCCCGTCTCGGCGAAGATGCGCGCGATCAGCTCGATGCGCATGCGCGCCGCGTCGTAGGCCTGCGCAAGCGCCGTGGTCTGGGTTTGCGCCAGGGAGGCGGCGTCGAGGCCCATCACCTCGTCGCCCACGCCCGTGCGCTGGCGCAGCACGCCGTCCATGTACTCCAGCATGCCGAACGCTTCGGTCGGCGGCGTCGGTGTCGCCAGCGGCTGAACGTGGCCGCTCACGTCCGGCGCCTCGGTGTCGATGCGCACGATGCCGCCCGGCCGCGCGTCGGTCAGGTCCTCTAGGTTGGCGCGGTTGCTGGCCGCCAGCCGGCCGTTGTTGGCCAGGTATAAGTTGTCCAGGATGCCGCGCAGCAGCGCCGTCTTGATCTCTTGAATGTCCATCACGAGGTCGGCAATGGACAACCCGAAGAACTTGTGCGTGATCGGCACCGGGCACAGCGCGACGAACGGGATGGCGTCCGCGTCCTCCACGTCCAGCAATTTGAAACTGCCGGCCTCGCCGGCCAGGGTGACCTTGAGCAGTTCGTCGATGCCGTCGTCGTTGCGGTCGACGCGCACATAGCACTCGATGACCGGGATCTTCTCCAGCCGGTCGTCGCCCTCGAGGTCGTCGTCGGTCTTGTCGTAGCGCGCCAGTTCTTCCTCGTCGGCCGCGGCGTCGCCGGACGGCAACGCATCGACGGTGGCGCGGTCGTAGCCGGCCTCCAGAAGCTGGCTGCGCGTCATCTCGGTCTTGTGGAACGCGAACTGCGCCTCGGCCGGGTCGTAGCTGTGGGTGCGCGCGTCGATCCCGAACTCTTCCGGCGGCACGCACTCGATGGCCGCCTTGCCGCAGGTGGTGGTAGCGGCAAAGCTCACGTTCAGCGTGCCGTCCGGGTTGCGCTCGAAGTCCAGCACCTCGCGCTGCACCGCCGGGTCCTGCAGCAGGGCGGCCAACTCGATCTCCATCAGGTTGCGGTAGGACTCGCGCTCGGTGCGCTCGTCGTCCTGCCACGTCACCTTGGCGATGCCGACCTTGGACAGCAACGAGTCCTTGAACAGCGTGTAGAGCCGCATGAAGCCTGGGTTGCGCTCGTACACCTCGTAGCGCACGCGGTCGGTCTCCTGCTGCGCTTGCGCCTCGTCCTCGGGCCCGCGCGGCGCGAACTCCACCGCGTTGTCGGCGTCGAAGAAGATCCGCATGAGGCTCGGCAGAATCCACTCGATGGTGTCGGCCACCTCGCGCGTGCGGACCTGGCTGCGGCCTTCCGTCTCGTTGCCGTAGGCGTCGCCGAGGTAGCGGTCCATCGCCTCCGCGCGCTCGCTGGCGATCTGGCCCGAGTCGCCGCCCAGGCAGGCGTCGATTTCCGCCTGACAGAGGGCAACTAGCTCGTCGTCACGCATCTTCATGCCGCTTTCCTCGGCCTGCCCGGCCCGCGCCGTGCCTGCAGCTTCGACTCGAGTTCCGCCACACGCTGCTCCAGTTGAGCGATGCGCGTGAGTGGGTCTTGCTGCAGGAGGGTCGCGAGTTCCTTGAGCTGGCGCTGCTGTTCAAAGGTCATATGACGTTGAGCTTCTTGTACGGGATCGGTCCCATGCGCTTGGCGTCCGGCAGGCGGTGCATGGCAAACTGCCGGAAGGCGTCCGCGCTGTGGCTGGTCCAGTCGTGGACCGGCGCGGTGCGCAGGGTGCGGCCACGCGGGTCGTAGCCGGCGCGGTAGTTGCGCAGGCAGTCGAGGCCGCGGGCGGTCTTCTTGGCGTCGAACCAGCAGCGCGGCAGCAGGTTGCGCACGGCCTCGATGCCGTCCTCGACGCGGTGCTGCGGCAGCACGGTGGCGCGGATGCCGAGACTCAACAGCGCCTCGACGCGGCTCTTGCCGGACTGCAGCTCACGCGCCGCGGCGTCGTGCGGCAGGATGTGCTGCTCGTACACGTAGGGCTGCGCCTTCAGCCACTGCGCGTAGTGCGATAGCGGCTGCGACTCGGCCTCGTAGTGGTCGATGACGTGGACTTCCTTGCCGACCGTCTGCAGCACCCAGATCGCGGTGCTGTCGCCGATGCCGAGGTCCCAGGCGGTGTAGGTCTTGGCGTGCGAATCCCACGGCACGCCGCCGATGCGGCCGTCCTGCTCGGCGCGCTCGATGAGGCGGCCGTAGTAGGCGCCGGGGATCGCCGCGGTCCAGGAGCACTCGAACTCCTGCGCGTATTGCTCCTCGCTCATGGCGCGGCGCGCGGCGTCCAGTTCCTCGGCGTCGATCAGGCCGGTCGTGCTGGCGCGCAGCAGCAGCCGGGACCAGCCGGGCTCGGTGCCGGCGAGGGTGTACAGGCGGTGAAAGTCGTTCTGGCCGAGCGGCGTGCCGATGAACACGGCCCAACCCTTGCGGTCGGCAAGCTGCGGGCGCAGCACTTCGCCCCAGGCGCGTGGGTCCATCTGCGCCACTTCGTCGAGCACTACGCCGTCGAGGTAGGTGCCGCGCAAGGCGTCGGGATTGTCGGCGCCGGCCAGGCGGATGCGTGCGCCGTTCGGCAGATCGACGCGCAGTTCGGACAGGTTCACCTCGCGGCCGGGAATGTCGGCGCTCATGCGCAGCAGGTAGTCCCAGGCGACTTCCTTGGCCTGGCTGCGGAACGGCGCCACGAACAGGTAGCGCGCGTCGGGCTTGTCGCTGGCGCTCAGGGCGGCGTGCAGCAGCCGCTGGATTGCGGCGACCGTCTTGCCGGCGCGGCGGTGCGCGACGACCACGGTGAAGCGCGTGGGGTGCTCGAACAGCGGCAGGAACGGGGTCCTGACCTCGATCTCGGCCACGAGGTCAGGCATGGGGGACGATGCGCACGGTGACCTGCAGCGGGCCGGACTCGGTGTCATGGCCGACGGCGACGGCCTGCAGCACCGGCTCGACGTAGCGCGCGACTTCCTTGTGCATCTGCGCCTGCAGCTCGAGGCTGCTGTCGGGCGAGTGCGCGATCTCGACCATCTTCAGAACCGGGTGATAGCCCGGATAACGCTCCTGCAGCAGCGCCAGCAGGGCGCGCTTCGGCTTGTTGGGCACGCCTTTTGGCCTTGGCATAGTTTTTCCGTCAACTTCTTGACGCTTGTGCCAAATTGGCAGGTGTCATTTTGTCATGTGCGGTGCAACAAAAAGCCCGCACTGGGCGGGCTAAGGGCTCTCGGATAGGGTGATCGAGGAGAGTCAGGATGCCAGAGGCACTTTTCCTGACTACCCAAACCGTATCATTTTTTTGCGCACTGTCAAGATGGCAGACGGTTCTGGATTGGTTTCACGTGGAACCTGCCATTTTGTCAGGTGTCGCGGGTCAGTCGGCCGAGTAGCCACCAATGCGCGCATTCGACGCTGTGGTAGAGCTGCCGCTTGCCCTTGCCGGCGCGCTCGCGCCACAGGGATTCCTGACCTTGGCGGTCAAGATCTTCGACGTACCGGACCTGGACGGCGAGCTTTAGGCTAGGCGGCATGTCGCGGATGGCCCTGTCGAGGTCTAGCAGGCGTTCTGGAACGAGAACGTCAGGGACCAGGGTGGTGGGGCGCCCTGGCGCTCTCGCCTCCCCTGCGCGGCTCTCAGCGGTTCTGGCAGGGTACGACAGGCAGGAGCGGTGCAGTTGCCGGCACCAGGCGCCCCAATCCTGCAGGAGGATGTCGAGGGCTCTAATCACTGCCAGGGGCGGTAGGTCCACAGCGGGCAGGGGGCGCGGCTATCCGGCCCGCAGGTGCACTCGCGCACGGTGTCGCGCGCACCCTCGCCCAGCCCGCCGACGCACTCCACGCACTTGCTGCGGATTGCCGCCCGGAGAACCGTCACGGTAGGCAGGGGCGGTAGGTCACCCTTCCTGCGTAGCTCTGCGTTGATTCTCGCCTGCTTTTGTCCAAGCTCTCTTAGGGCGCTATCGAAAGTCATGCTGCCTCCTTGGGTCCGGTTGTGAGATTGGCCACCCCTACCGTCAGGGCGCCGCCCTTGACCGGCTGGCCGCGCAGGATGGCGAGCTTGTCGATCTGGCCG